AGGCGGCGGTCAGAGGTATATGTCGCAGGCCCCCCAACCCAACAAGTTTTGGGGAGGGATGGAGACGGCGTCCTCGGCCTTGGGTTTGATTCCTGGCATCGGCGGTGCCCTTGCTGCGATATTTGGCAAGGGCCTTTTCGGTGGATTGGCGAAGTCGCAGGGCAAACCGGCGCAGTACAAGACGCAGTACGCTCCGACCGCTGCGACGTTTGCGGCGAGTCAGCAAAGCCAGCAGGATTTCCTTGACCAGTGGCTCCCCCCGATTGCATAGGTGATTCATGGTTGAAGTGCAGGAATTAGTTGAGCGGGTCAGGGCCGGGGAGCGCAGCAAGCGCGTCCATAAGGCCCAGTGGCTCCTGAACACCCTGTACTTCAAAGGCTACCAGCACCAGAACTACAACGAGGCCCTGGGGATCTTCCAGGACGTAGGCCCCCAGGACTCCTGGCGGGTGCGGTTGGTGGACAACTACATCCGCCCCATCGTCCTGACCATGGCAGCGAAGCTCACGCAGAACCGTCCCACAGCGATCGTGCTCCCGGCAACCATGGACTCCGACGACAGGGACAAGGCCCGCGTCTCCCAGCGACTCCTCGAGTACGTTTGGGAGGAGGCCGAGTTGCAGCCCAAACTCTACGAGGCGGTGCTGTGGGGCGTGCTGACCGGCCAGGGCTTCTGGGCGCTGTACTGGGACAACAACAAGGGCGACTTCCAGGAGACGAAGGACGCGGACGGCAAGGTCACAGAGGAGCGGAGCGGATTCCCCACCGTTGACGTTGTTCCCCCGTTCGACATCGGGCTCGACCCCATGGCAGACAATGTGGAGAACTGCGAGTGGGGTTACCGCGTCCGTCTAGCCAGCACCGCGTGGGTCAAGGAGCAGCTCGGGAAGAAGGTCGAGGGCGCAGACATGGCAGCCTACGATCCCGACGTAGACCCCCGGCAGCAGCGGGCGAGCATACTCAACGACACCATCTCGGGCGACGTGTACGGCGACAAGTACGTGCCCGTGTGGGAGTTCTACGACACCGTGGCGAAGAAGCTGTACTGGTTCACCAAGGACGACATCCTGCGCACAGACGACTGGACGTGGCCGGTCCCGTTCATCGAGTTCCCGTTCGTGAAGAACCTGGGCGACGTGGACGGCAACGTGTTGACCTCCGGGGGTGTTTGGGGCGACACGGTAATCTCTGACCTCATCGACTTGCAGCGCGAGTTGAACCGGACCGAGAGCCAGATCATCGAGGTGAAGAACCTCACGGCGTTCCCGCGGCTCCTGGCGTCCCGTGCGGCCAACGTGCGGATTGCTGACGTGACCGACATGCCGGGGTCGATTGTGCCGTGGTCGGGGAACGGGCAGCCCCCGGCCCAACTCCCGATCGGGAACCTCCCGTCGTACGTCTACCAGTTGCCAGACCGCATCATCCAGCGCATGTTCGACATCTCCGGGGTCCACGAGATCAGCCAGGGCACCTCGCCGGGGTCGATCCAGTCGGGCCGTGGTCTTGCGATTTTGGCTGAGATGGACGCTACCAAGTTTGGCCCCCCGGCACGGAACATCAGCAGGGCGATTCGGCAGTGGGCGATTCAGACGCTGAAGCTCTGGAAGGCCCACGGGTCCTACGACCAGGAACTGAAGGTCGTTGGCGCATCGGGCGTTCTGGAGTTGGACACCTTCAACAGCGGCGACATCGCCTCGTTCGACGTGATCATTCAGGAAGGGTCAACCATGGCGACTAATAAGTCGTTGCGGACTGACCAGATCATGCAGATGTGGCAGCTCGGGATCGAGCAGGACCCACGGAAGATCAAGAAGATGCTGGAGTTTGGGGACACCGATCCCCTGGCCGGAGACTTCGGGTTGGACCGCTTGGTCCAGCGTCGCGAGATCGCCGCCATGCTCGACGGCAAGGAAGTCCAGCCGAACCCGTGGGACGACAACTACACCCACGCGGACGAAACTGAAATGTACCTCAAGAGCACCGACTTCGAGAAGTTGGACAACGACACCATCAAACAACGGCTGGTAGCGCACTGGCAGGTCCACCAGCAGGCGATGGCACAGCAGCAGCAGTCAGAGATGGCAGCAGCACAGAACCGCGGCGTGGCGGCTTCTGGGGCTCCACCGGCGCAGGAGATGCCGGGGGCGTCGTTTTCGCAGGGTATTGACGCGGGGGGCGAGGCGAACCCCGTGGGGCGTGTTGACCAAATGATAGGAGAGGCGAGATGAAAATTGACGGACTGGACGAAGCGCTTGACGGCGTTGTCGAGGAGAACGAGCAGCAGGAGATCCCGGCGCAGGAGCCGGAAGCCGAATACGACGTTGAGGAGTTGCCCGAACCGGAAGTCGAAGCGCAGGATCCTGAAGGGGATCTGAAGACCGCGTACTCTGAACTTCGCCAGCAACGGGTGGAGGAGCAGCAGGAGTACATGGCGCACCGGGCCGAGGCAGAGCGCTTGATTCGTGGTCTGCGAGACAGACTGGAGAATCAGACCCAGCGCCCGACTTCCGACGACGAGGAACCATGGGCCGAACACCCGGAACCCCGGCAGCAGGCTGGCGACCCGGCGATGCGGCAGGAAGTCAACGCCATGAAGCAAGAGCTTGCGGCGCTGAGATCTGAGCGGCAGCAGGACGGGTTGCGGACCAGCATCGCCGACGCAGCAGCGACGGTCAATACGAAGTATGGGCTTCCGGTGACTGATTTCCCCAACATCGTGTACGAGATGCAACAGAACCGCGGCATGACCGCGGACCAGGCCGCGCGACGCGTTGGGGAACGCAAGATCAGGGAATGGAAAAGGGAGAACATCGTCAAGCGCACGAAGCGCGAGCGAGCCCCTGACATGCCCGGGGGGCTGCGGTCGAACAGGCAGTACACGATGCCTGAGAAGGCGCCAACAAATCGTGACGAAATGGACACAGCGATCGACGCGTTCCTGGACGGACTCGGAGACGAGAACATCCTGTAGCGCGCAGGGAGATGACAGATGGCAGTTCTAGGACAGAGCAGAGGTTCCAGCGTCTACGATGGCGTTGTCGCGAATACGAACATGGATGCCCTCCTGCGAGATATCGTGGGGCAGAGCATCGTTTCCCAACTCAACCTGACCACCCCGTCCCTCGACGTGTTCGGCGGGTTCACCGAGACCTGGAGCGGCCGGCGCTTCACGTCCCCGCTGGAGACGCAGATCACCGGTTCCTTCTCCGCTGCGGCCGAGGGTGACACCATCATCGGTGCGGACAAGTGCGAGTTCACCGAGTACGAGGTTCTGGCGAAGCACATCTACGGACAGATGGCGCTCACGGGCCAGGTCATGAACGCGACCCGGAACAACAAGGGCGCACTGCGGAAGGCGATCTCCGTGGAGACGGACGGTCTCCTGCGGTCGTTCCGGCACCAGCTCCAGCGCATGTTCTGGGGCAACGGCGATGGGCTTTTGGCCAAGGCCACCTCCACGGCGCTCTTGGTTGTCATGGACACGACCGCCGATTCCGGGTGGCCGACCGACACCCGCCATCTCCTGGTGGGGATGAAGGTCGCGTGGGCCGCTGACCCGACCGGCAACGCCTACGACGGCTACGGCTACATCTCGAAGGTGGATTCGTCCAACACCTTTACCGTGGTCGCGACCGCTGGTGCAACCCCGATCGACAACGACCTCTTCGTCATGGGCGACGCGAACGTCAACTCCTACAAAAAGGAGATGATGGGGATGGGCGGTATCGAGGACGCGACTGCGAACCTCCAAGCCGTGCTCATCGCCTCGTACCCCTCGTGGGTACCCAACATCCTGCACGCGAACGTCGGCGGCGGCGTGGGCGTGGATCTCACCCAGGATCTCATGCTCCGCAAGGTCAACCAGTTCGTGAACGTGAACGGGGACCAGCCGGACTGCATCCTGGCGCACTACAACATGCAGAACGAGTACATCAAGACGGTGTCTCCCGACGTGCGGTATGCGCCGCAGAAGATGATCGGCGGACACAAGACGATGGCCTACGCTGCGGGTGCGGGCGACATCATGTTCGTGTGGGACCGCTACGCGCCGTACAACAAGCTCTACTTCCTCAAGAAGTCCAGCTTCAGGTACGGGTGGTGGAAGCACCCCGGATGGATCACCACCGGCAACGCTGGCGGCCAGATCCTCCGGTTCGTTCCCAACGGCGACCAGGCGGTCGGGATCTACGGCGCCTACGGCAACTTCTACACCCGGAACCGGCAGCACTGCGGGGTCCTGGACGAAGTGAACTGCACCATCGACTAGGTGCATGAGATGGGGGGCGCGGGCTAGCCATGCCCCGCCCCCCTGACGACCTGTAACGCTCGGTCCGTGGATCGGGCAGGGCAAACTGGCGGAAAGGGGCAACCCCCCGCCTAAGAAGCAGGAGGCTTCAATGATTCGTTCGCACAACATCGACTGGGACTACATCGTCAAAACGGCAGAAACGGCCTCGTTCAACATCAGCAAGTACCAAGCTGGCGACATCATCGGGCTTGATCCCGCGAGCGCGACGGGAGATATCACGATCACCCTGGACGCGGCCTACGCCCGGGACCGGAAGCCGGGGCCGATGCGCTTCGTGATCGTCTCAGCGACCACCACCAACCAGATCGTCATCGCGCAGAACAGCCTGTGCTACACCTTCGCCGCTGACCTGACCTTGGGCAGCGCGACGGAGGACCTCGTGGGCCACGTCTTCGAGCTGACCTCGGACGGTACCAAGTGGGCCTACGGCGAGCAGGCGACGGCCTACACGGCCCCGCCCGAGGACATCATCAACTCCACCGGCACGGGCATGTCCATCGATTGCGGGGCTGGAATCCTCACAGACAACGCCGGTGCGGGCATGAGCCTTGACCTCCTGGCCGGGACCATTGCGGACACCGGAACAGTGGTATGCAGCATTGATGTTTCGGCAGGCACCCTCATCGACACAGCGGGTGCGGGGGCATCCGTTGATTTGGCGTCTGGCACCATCGCAGACACCGGGGCCGCAGTCTGTTCCATGGACTTCGCCGCCGGTACCATCACGGACACGGCCGGGGCCGGTCTGTCCGTGGATCTCGCAGCTGGCACCATCGCAGACACCGGAGCAGCCGTGCTGTCCGTGGACTGGTCGGCGGGAACCCTGAGCGACAACGGCGGGACTGGTTGCAGCATCGACCTCGCCGCAGGCACTCTCACGGACACCGCGGCGACTGTATGCTCCATCGACCTTGCAGCAGGGACTCTCACGGACACAGCGGGGGCAGGCACTACTATTGATCTGGTAGCAGGGACTCTGACCGACAACGGTGGAACTGGTGTGACCATCGACATCCCCGCAGGGACCCTCACGGACAACGGCGGAACCGGGGTCTCCGTGGATCTCCTGGCTGGCACCCTCACAGACAACGCCGGTGCGGGTCTGTCTCTCGACCTCTTGAGTGGAACCATCAAGGACACCGCGGTAGGCACTGCAATCAACATCGACGCGGCTGGTACCATCGACGTGAGCGGACAGGTCACGGTCGGCACCCTCTCTGACGGTACAGCCTCCATCACCGGCGGCGACCT